ATTTAACGAAGTTAACTCCCGACCTCTTTCTTCTACCTCTTAAGTATACAATGACATCTGCGTACCAGTCAACCTAGGATAAATAGCATCTTCCTTCTTTACATCCAATTCTAAGACTGCACGGTCTGCATCATAAAGTTCAGAACATTGTTCGCCCCACCAATCAGGAACAACACCAAGACTATCATTACTATCAGATATAGCGCAAAACTCGTTTTTAAAATCAGGTTCAAACAACAACGGCAAGGCATCATCTTGAATATCTTCAACAACAGAAGGTTTAACTAAGCCTTTAGAGCTAAGAAAAAGACGTTGACCAGGACTAACCGTCATCAAATCCTTTGTTATGTATTTTGAAACATATACGGCACATCTCTCATAGTCCTTAATAGCAGAACAAGAGAAATAACCATAGCTAGAGCTATAATTAACCCAATCAACATAACCTTTTGTATTAGGTACCATAGTAACAAGCCCCTTCCCTACTCTTTTGGGGATAAATTCGGGGACTACAAGGTCTTTTGTTCTAATACCCTTAACCATACCATGAAAATGTACAGCGCCATCTTTATGAAATTCTGGAACTACTAAATATTTAAAGTCTGATGAATGGTTCTGCTTGTACATACGAAAGAAATGAGATATAAGTTTTTTACATTGTTTCCAATCATATCTATCATGTTTAGCAGCATTAAAAGTGAAAGTACAAAAGAAATCAAATTGATTACACATGATATAATCATAGATAGTACGTCTTGCACGTGAAAGATTATTAGATAGCTTACTTTGCGCATCTAACGCATCTATTATGGCGGATGTGTTTTCCTCAGCTGCATCCTTCCCAGACTTTACCCCTCGACCAAAGAGACATACGTGACGATATCTTGCAGAAGACCGAAAGGGGTATTCAAACGTTCTATGGCGAGACACACAATCACCTCTGTACCACCCGTAGGGGTATGCGAAATATGATATCTAGTCAAGTATTCACTTTCAGCTTACGCAAGCCGTTTTCTGGTCTTTTTAAAACATGATTGTTTTTCTGCAAAAGAGATACATTTTCCGTTGCTTTCGCAAGGGATGGGGGATGTTGTACCAAGATATATATAGCCTGTTCGAGCACCTACAGAGCGAGGGCAGGCTATATAAGGGAAAAGAGTTAAAGCTTTGCAGGAACAGATACATCAATATCAGAACTAGTAGCTACTGCCGCACCCTGCTGCCTGCTCGGGGCGGACACGCCGCCCATTCGCGGACGCAGGGACAGCGGCACTAGCACACCTAATACACGTTTCCACAGAGGCTGCTTTCGCGGGAAGTGATCACGGTCATACTCGTCCCAATTTGGTGCTAAATATTCTTTATCCAAGTGGAAACTATCAAACATATGGTAATAATTAGGACGCCAAAAGCATGACCAACCTATACGGCTAAACAATTCATTAAATTCCAACGCATTGCCGTTACCATCTTCAATCAGTGTTGTTTCTGATTGATATGCACGGCAAGTGGTAAAGCCTAAAACGCCCTTACGGCACATAATAACTTCCGTTGCAAGTTCGCGTAAGACGGTATCAACACGCTTCCAAGATTGCACAATAACAAATACCTGTGTATTACGGTGACGGGTTGTTGCATACCAATGGTAAACATCAGCACCAAAACTCTTATTCCCCTTCTGCGTACTACTACGGGAGTTATACACAAGCCCCGCTTCGTCAACTATAAGGACAGCTTTTCCCGATACACCAACACGGGACAAATCATAATCAGACATAGATTTTAAATCTACAGGATACGAGCCTAATGTAGGGTAGTTAGCAAAAACAGATATACCTTTCTTATTGCATTCCTTTACAATTTTAGCCGAATAAGTAGACTTACCCGAACCGGGCGAACCAATTATTAAAGTAATAACCTTATTATTAATTACCCACATTTACATTTTTCTCCCTGTAAAAAGCCTATACATATACAAAGCACAAGAAAGCGCCGCCCCGCCAAGGCAAAGCGGCATAAATTCTCCTAACATTTGGGGCAAATTACGCAAAAGCCAAAGAAGCAAATCACCATACTTCGCAATCATCCCTAGAGCCTCCGAGCTTTGCGGATTTGCCGCCAAACAAGAGACAAAGCAGTGGCAGAAAAGCCAACAAGGATAGAAAACAAAAGCCAAGGATTACTTGTTACAGCGTCCAGCAAATCACTAAACAATGTAAATATGAATGTGATAAAATCGCCAACTTGAGTCAAAATACTAGCCATAGTCACCATGAAATCTCCTTTCTAATTTTCTGACTTACCATTATTAGACAGGCTACCGATAAACTTCAAAACAAGATTAAAGACAAGCCCAACAATAACCAAAATAGCAGGAACACCCAAAAGCGGGTTACCCATAATTGCGCTTAGCAAGACTGGAAACAAATTAAGAAGCCAAGCAACTACACTATCTGTATATGAAGTCCAATTTGCCCAAGTCAAAGATTACGCCCCCTTAAAAAATACAAAGGAATACTAACGACCTTCCATACAAGCCAGAGACCAAAAACAAAAACAACACAAGCTAACAAATATGGAACAAATTCCCAACCAATTGCAGGTTGACCGACTATATCGGTTATCATTTGAACAAGAGTGATACTAACGCCCCCTTATCAAAGAAATAGAATGAATAGCTATTTCAATAAAAATAAAAGCTATTATTATACGTGTTTCAAGAGATATATGCGGTCGTTGTATTCCCCGCTCCCCTGTTTCATCTAAAAATTGTATATTACTGTCGGTCATAGCAGAAACTGTCAAAGTACGCCATTGTGCAGTACCAGTGGTTGTGAATTGATATTCAAGCTCGCCATAACGCTGAACACGCAAGTTATACGTAACTCCGCCCATTATCCAATAACCGTTAATAGTAGCGTTAGTAAGATTTACAACACGGTCTGTATTGCGGCGAAAACCAAAAGTGTTAATTTTAAATTGTTCTGGAAAGCAAGCAAGTCCAGTGCCGTAATTAGTATTAAGAGCTACAAAAGCACCACCTGTATAAGGGTAATTAGGCTGTGTAATAATACTCATTGGAGATATACCAATAGCGGCTACTTCTTCCATAGCAATATGAATAGCAGGCATTTCCGCAATTTCCTCGACAGGGTTCGAAGCAGCAATAAAGTCAGAAAGAATAGCAAGAATATCGGAATAAACTGCATCAGTACCAGTTGCAAGCTCATTCTCTAAATCCTCATTATCAAAGATAATACCGCTACCGCTATCAGCATAAGCGGTAACAGGAAAACACATGACCAAAACAACGATAAATAGAAGTAATGCAAACGCACGCTTCACCAACTCACCTTTTCCCATGAATAAAATTAGCCAACAAAGAAAAAACAAAAACCATTACAACATACCCATAGACAGGCACACCTAATATCGGGATATTAAAAAGGTCAAAGCAAGACCTAATTACAACAAGCACCCAGTTTAATGCTTCCATTAACTTTGATTTTCCCTTCCCAATATCTTATATATAACGCATACTGCAACAAGTGACATTGCCGTAATAGTAACAACAGATGGCAACATACCAAACAAAAAAACCATTATGCTATAACCTGTACGAACCAAGCTAACAAGCTGCAATATACTTGAAACTATAAAATTAAAAAAATCTATTATAGGTTTAAAAAAATCAAACATTATTATCTCCCTAATATTTTCCGCGTTACAACCATAACAAGAGATATAACAAGAATAGTCATTAACCAACCAGGCATTATACCAAACGTACTATTAAAAACTGGTTGAACATTTATAATAATCTGCTGAACGTCTGACAATGCTGCTTGTGCAGTCTGTTCATACGCTTCCGCATCTTTTTTGGCTTGGTCAGTAAAATCGTTAAGGCTATCCATATCATCTTTTAATTTTTCAGCATGTTCGTTATATTCGTCACTATTGAAAATAGCTTCAATCCTATCACCAAGAGCGGTAAGATACTGCTGTATTTCTAATGATAATAAACTAAGCCTTGCATTGATTGAAATTGTCTGGTCTGATATACTTCCCTGCAATGCTTCCGTTTGACTATCTATAGCGCCCTGTAGGGCTGCTGTCTGGCTTGCTATTGCACTTTGCAATGCTGATTGCATGTTTTGTATTGATGTGTAAACAACCTGTATACCTGTACCAAGCGCTAAAATACCTTCAAGTATATTATTAAGACCTGTAGTTATATATATAGAAACATCTTGTTGACGCGAATATATACGATCCAGGATATTTGTCATATTTGAAAAGCTGGAAGATTGTCCAGTAATTGCAGCATAAAGATTTTGTATACCTTGGTTAATACCACCAAGCAAGCCAGTTTCTTCAGATATAGCAACGCCCATATCAATTTTGTTTATCTGAATGCGTTGTTGTGCCCCTGCGCTTGGGTTGACACCTATTAAAAAATAATTAAAAGTCCAATTAGCAGAAGATGAGATTTGCGTACCAACGCGATAGCCACCCATATGATTACTAATACGGCCAGAAACAAACTGATAAGCAGAATTAACATACGCATAGACACCAGAATGACTAACAGGAATACCATTTGAAGTAAAGTCTATAGAAAATGTAAAATCGCCAGCGCCATAAGAAGTTGAAGATTTAGGATAAAGAAGAACAAAGCGAACATTAGTAGCTGTTGGCGGTAAAACAATTATTCCATCAGAAGGCAAATCGCCACTTAAAAGAACTTGGTTACTAGCATCTAACAAACGATAAGTCCAATTACTATTTGGACTAACTGCAAATGTTTGGATACCACCACCAGAACTCTCACCAATAAACATAAAGTCATTATTTGGTGATGAAAATGTAGACATGCCAAACGTTTGTACATCAGTAGGCGTTGCAGCTTGTGCAGGGATAAGAGAAAGCGGCACAATTAATATTATTAATAATATTGACATGCACCGCTTTAACATCTTATTTATCTCCTTTAGTCCTAAATCTTCGAACTACTTTCTTTATACAGTCATATATACAACATGACAGCATTGTGTAAATAAAAATAATTATAAATTCCATATTTCAAAACCTAAAAAACAATATCGACTAGTTCCGAACGATTTTCAGACACGTTATAACCTGCAATCAATTCTGCTTCAAATGGTGCGCTATAATCTGCAATCTGCATCATCTTTAGCTTTAGAGCTGCATTATCAACGCGGAGTTTACCGCTATACTGCCCAGCGGCAAAAAACTCACCCTTGGAAGGAACAGGCGCATCAAAATACACTGTAAATCCGTGTATATTCTCACCTGTATTTCTATCCTTCATTACCCATTCTAATGCGCCTGTTATTAGTACTTTTGCCATTTCATTACCTCTTTTCATTTCTTTTACATTTTTTTAAATTATATTTTGCTATATATATAAACGCTTAGCGCGGTTAAACATCATAAAGAACTAAAATACGAATAAAAATAAAGGATGAGAAGAATTAAAGCAAAGACTAGAAAGGCTACGCCAGAGAATAATAACAATGACTCCCCCACCATTCGCGGTATGCTTGTCGCTGTTGCGAAGTCTGTCATAGTTGATATATTATTCATGCTTTACCCCCTGCAGCCTTACTGCGTTTAAAATTGACTATGACGGGACTTAACAGCGTGTGAATATATCCAACGATACCGACGGCACGAAAAACCCTCCGCCATATGACATTCCATCTCGTGGCGTTCTCGTCGATAATCATGATAATCGCAAATCAACAACGGATAAACCCAAGCAAAGAGAAAAACAATAATCAAAGCAACATTATTCAAATTAATATCCACTAAATAACACCCCACTTCTTTTAATTCAAATTTTAGCAAAATGTTTCCATTTTGGCAATATACAAAGTTTCCAAAAAAGAAATAAAAGTAATATGCAATGTGCTATTATGGAAATAAGAAGGAAGTGGAGAATGTATACCGAAACATTCAGTGAAAAGTTAAAAAAAGCAAGAAAAGAAGCGAATTGCACGCAAGATGAAGCAGCCAAAGAAATAGGAAAAACAAAAGGAACGGTTTCCAAATACGAAAACGGAAAATTACAGCCAGACCTAGAAACGTTAGCGACACTAGCAAACCTGTACGGCGTATCTGTAGACTGGTTACTGGGACTAGGACTAAAAGAACCAAAATAAAAAAAGCCACCCCCTGTGACAGCAGGAAGCGGCATATAGAAAGGCGGTGTTATAACTGAACAAGTACGCAACATTCGGATTGCTTGCAATGTCTTTCGGAATAGCTTCACAAATTGACACTACGCCACTAATAACAGCTGCTATAGGAATAGGCATATTTTTGGGAAGCGTAAGCATATTAAAAAAAATATTTTAACAATGGCTAAGCAAAAAAGTAGACTTCAAAAATAACAAAAATAATAAAGAAAAAATTAAAATAACACACACCAATCTAACAAAATAAGTATCGCGAACTATCGTTAAATGACAGTTTAGCGGAAATGTGACAAAGGCCTGCTAACATGGTTTCAAGGCTAAAGCCTACCATGTTGGCAGGCCTTTATCCAATTATGTTCTCACTCGCTAAACTATTGATTGATTTAACGAAGTTCACTCTTTCTCCTTATTCTACTCGTTAA